AGCGGCAAACGTGCCGTTCCACACACGACGCGCACCCTCGTAGTCGCAGTCGTAGCTGTTTACGTAGTCTGGCAGGGCGTGCCCTGTGGCCCAGCCTTCCAGCATAGGGCGAACCAGACCTTTCACCGCCAAGTCAAAGTCGTCGAGGAGGGCTGGGTTAGACAGCAAGTCTACCCCCAGGTTTTCACCCCATTTAGTAGCGTTGTGGCGGCCTGTGATTTGACCAATCCAGAAGCCCCGGAAGTCCCACCCGTCCGTGGTGCCTTTGCGGTTGCCTAAATTCTTTGCGCCCCACGCACCACCATACACGGTGTTCGCCAGAAGCTCGCCGTTGCCCGACAAGCGTGACGACGCAATACCCTGTCGGCGGTTAAGCCCAAATACCTCGGGGATGCGGCTCGCGCTGTAATTCATGTTCTCGCGAACAGGGCGCATTGATCCGCCTGTCTCGCCGTACGCAGTGGCGAGGATATACGCGGCTTGCCCGAGGTCTGCACCCTCCAGGATACACTCGGCGACAATGGCCTCTACACCACTGACTTGCCCGGTTCCTAACGAGCCTCCGAATACGCCGCTATCTTTGCGGCGTAGGGTCGTAAACATACGTGCGTTGTTCATTGTCGTCTCCTGTTAGGGCGTCCGTCCTACTGCCCGTTTTTTAATGACATGAAGACAGCGGCGGCAATAAACGCAAGCGCGCTGGCTGTAACGAGCTTCACAGCGGTATGCCACATCGTTTTTCTCGTGGCTCGCCATGCAGACAGAAGGTCTCGAACATCGTTCAGGTCTTTGGAGGCAGTGTCATCATGCAATCCAAGCTCGGCTAACGCTGCTTTAGCTCCGCGCTTTGCGGCACGGTCAAGCATAGCTTCTAGTTCTTCTACTGTTAGCGTTATAGTGCTCATAGCGGGCTACGTCCTGTTTCTTAGTATTATGCGTAGAATACTGTGACTGCGGTGAATGACGATACCGTGGCATACACCGACAAAGAACAACGCAACCCCTCACCAGGTATTGATATGTCATACCCGGCGCCTGCAGGTACGTCTATAACTGCTACGACTGTCCCGGCGGCGCCGCCATTACGCAGGGTGAGAGTGCCTGCGTTGGCGCCCCCCGCGACCCATACAGACTTAATCCGTGCTGGGCCTCCAAACACAACTCCGCTCGTAGCGAGCCGTGTGGATTGTACATCAGATGTCATTGAGTGTCTCCCGACGGTTATCGTGTGCGGTTACGTCGCGGAAATAGCAGTTCCAGCACTGGAAATCCAGTCTGTGCCATCGCTTACTGCCAGAGTGGGTAGACCACCGCGGCCGTCGGATACGTAGATTGTAGCGCCTGCGCCAGCCACCGCGGGGGCAGTTGCTGTTGTATATCCCGAGACTGTGATATCAGCTACTACGCCGTTCGTCACGATCACTGGGCCGCTAAATGTTGTCTTTCCCATGGGGTATCTCCTGTCGGGGTTAATGTCAGTCGCGCGTAGCGCCTGTCAGGTAATACACGTACAGTATACCATCCTGACGTGTGCGTCTATACGGACTAAACGAAAAAGGCCCCCACCGAAGTGAGGGCCTGATCGTCTTGTATCGCTAGGGTTTAAGCAGCGCCGGTGGAGCCGTACATGCCCAGTGGGTCTGAAACGCCGAAGGAATAGCGCTCACGTGCCTTGTAACGGACGTTGCCCGTGTCAAAGTCGCCGTCCATGCCTGTGCTCATTGCCTTACGTACGAAGTGCTTCATGCCGTTCGGGCAATCAGTCGTAAGGAACCATGCATCCGCATCGGTCAAGTAGTGGTTCACACCGTAGCCACCCGGGATAGACCCGTTGGACTTCAATGCGTTCAGATCGTTGTCGGCAGTGCCAACACGCATCTCTGTCTGCAGCAAGCGAGTTGCTACGAACATGAGCGACGGGGGAACGATCATCTTCTTGGGGCGACATGCGATCAGCAAACCGCGCTCGTCAACAAACGCAGCGATGTCGATGACGGCCTGCTCGAGAGAGGTCTCGTTCAGGTCAGCAGCAACGGCTGGCTGGTTGGAGTTTACGCCGCCACCCACAGTGGGGTGAGACGAGTTGAACAACGATACTGCGTCGCCGCCTTTGAAGGCAGTGAAGCCGGTGTTCAGCAACGAAGCGGCTTTTACCTGCTTCGTGTATGCCATCGCCCGTGCAAGCGCTTTCGTGTAGCGCGAGGACAGCGAGTCATACAGGTTGTCTTCCATCGCTTCTTCGGTGATGGAGAAGCCCATGGCCACAGTCTCGTGGTTGTAACGAGCGGTGAACGCTTCTTGTGCGTTGTCGTACGCCAGAGCGGAGCCTTCGGATTTAACCGGGGCGGCGCCGAAGCCGGACAGCTTGACTTCTTCTTCGAAGCTACGTTCGGAGTTCTCGGTCACATAAATGTCCGTGTGCTCGTTTTCGTACTTCTTGTACTCCAAACCGAACAATGCGTTCAGGCCGGGGAGCAGTTCTTTTAGGAGTTGTGCGCGTGAAATAGCCATTGGTTATCTCCTCCTTACAGTCCGACAGCGTTGAGATAGCTGTGGGCGCTTGGGTTGAATTTAACCAGAACGTCGACAAACGCGTCGCCTGGGTCTGACACATGCGCAACGACACGGAACGCAGCTGCGGTAGTCTGGACAGTCGCGTCCATAGCCGAAGTCGAGTTTCCAGTGATTGTGTTGCCGGTCGACGTACTTTGAACTGCAGCGAACAAGGTATTCGAACCGATGATGGTCTGCGCGCCTGCACCGTCCATCTGGACTTGGAACAAGACGTTTGGATCATCAACAACGTACGCTTTGATTGCGGTGCCGTCGGGGGCAACGTAACCGGCCGGGTAGTACATGGAATGTGTCAGTTGACCTTGAGCATTTACATACTCACAGCCCATGAACACGCCAATCGCACCAACACCGCTACCACCAAGGTTGTTGGTGGTAATGTTGGAGCCGGACGCAGTCGAGATAGCCAAGTAGCCATCCGCGCCGATAATCACGACCTGGCCAGTGAAGATATTGGTCGCCTCACCAGCGGGGTCGATAAGGTACTGGGCCGTCGCACCAGCGTATGCCATGCCGTCAGCTCGTTTGACAGGCTTTAGGCCGTAGGGAGCTGCTGTAGAAGCCATTGTGCTCATCCTTTGGTTTAGGTTGATCCGTAGTAGCGGGGTTAGCCGCTACCAAACGAAGTTTTAGACCGATTGTCTGTCTGCATAGGCATCCGGGAGTCTTGTTCACGCAAATAGTTCCGGTCCGCAGCTGTGTCTTGTAGTTGTGCAGCTTCGAGTTGGCCTTCAATGCGATCACGTATGTTCTCGGATGGGATGCTGCAGAGCAGCAAACCCCCTACTTCGATGTTGTCTTTGAAGCGAGAGTCGATATCGGACATAATATGGAGTTCGGGGAAGTCAGACGCCTTGACTGCAACAAATCCTTCGCGAAACCGCTGGGAAACATTCGTATTGTCGCTTTGGCCGAGGGTAGATGTCCGTATCCATCGGAAGGAAATTCCTTGCCGAGGTTCGGGAACCGGCAACATGGACGCTCGTTTCCACGGCTTTTTGCGCTCGCCCGCTTCGCGGGTGTCGAGGGTGCGTGGTGTGCGATCAGCCATTCTGTCTATCCTTCATAAGTTGCGCCGCGTATTCTTGATTTGACACTCCAAGCCGACGGGCGATGTCGATCTCGGACTGCTTGAGGACCACTTTAGTGCGTGATGTAGATGGTGTTCGACCACCCGGTGCCACCACGGAGCGAGCTTGACGAGTTGGCTTTAACTCAACTTCGATCTCGTCAAACCGATCAGGATACCGCTTTCGCATCTCCTTATCTATCTTGTTGTAGTACGTATCAGACTGCAAATCAACACCATCTTCTATAAGTTCCTGGTGCACTAGCATAGCATACCGACTCATAGCGTTCTTATTATCGAACCAAGTGTTCTTTTCCGCCCACGCTGCCGCTTTCTGGTCAATCGGCGGCGGTGTGTACGCAGGTTGCGGTGCAGCGCGCTGCTGCTGCACGACCGGCGGCTTCCACGTCTCGATGCGAGACTGCTCGTTAAGCAATCGACCCATCTTCTCCTGCGCGTCTACGACCTTGTCGCTATCGCCCGCTTCGTACGCCTCTTTGTACTCGCGTTTTGCAGCGTTGATTTCAGCGAGGACGCGCGCTTTGGACTGGCTGACGAGTACACCCTCGCCGTCCGTCATGTTTTTGCGCAGCTGCTCGTTCTCGGACTGCAGGCTTTGTGAGTACGCGACTGCGGCCTCACGTTCACGCGTAGCCGCTTCTTTACCGCGGCGTTCTTCGTGGTACTCGTATTTCAGACGTTTGATACGCTTCTGCACGCTTTCGCTGTGCTGCTTGACGTCATCGTCATCGTCTTCATCAGAGACCGTAGACTCATCACCTTCGGCGCGACGTGGTCGGCCTTGGTCGTCTTTCGGCGTATCGTCTTCGATCTCAATTTCATACTCACCGTCGTCGTTTTGATCGACGTCAAGTTCGAGCTCTTGCTCGTTGATGTCCTTGTTCATACCCTGCTGTATCCCCGTGGATCGGCGACGCGTGCTTCCACACTGTCGTCGTTGATGAGGCGGAACTCTTTACCGCCAACTTTGAACCGCGTGCCTGAATACGAGCGGAACATGATGAAATCACCCTTCGCGCAATACGCACCGCTGGGGAACTTGTTGACGTCTTTGTACGCCTCGTTCCCCATGCTGATTACGTAGCCGATGATTGATGCTGTTTCTTCCGCTTTCACTAGCGCGTCGGGCATAAACACCCCGCCGGTTGTCTTCTCGCTCATGTCGGGAATTGCGATCAGGATGTGGTATCCTACGGGCTCCGGGAGCTTTGCTGCTAGCTCGTCGTCGTCCATCTGTTTGTCTGTATACATGGTGGCTCCTTTAGCAGTGATTGAGGCTCACAGCGCCTTGCACGGGTTATCCGCGATGGGTTTTGTAGGGGAGTGCGGCCTTACTCGGCGAGCATCTCCTGCTCTACGTCTTTTATCTCTGCCTCGATCTCGGACAGCGCTTCGCACTTACCAACAAGTTTTGTGTACTCGTCGTAGTTCTTGGCGCCGCCCTGGGCGAGGTATTGCGCGATGCCCTCACGGGCCTCGGAAATGCGTCGGAGGACGCGGTAAAACGCGGTGGTGTCGTTATTCATCGTTGGGGTTCTCCTGGTTGCTGGCCGTGACGTCAACATCCTTGAGTGTGCCTGCAACTTCAAGCGCTAATCGAACCGCCTCGCTCTGTTCTTTCGACTCTAGTTCAGCGACTTTGACCCCAATGCGCGCTGCTTCGCGCTCCGAGTCCGTGCTGATACGCTCCAACTGCATCCGGTTTGTGGCCGCGGCAGTGACCGCGTCGATCTCCAGCTGCTTCATATCTTTGTTGATCTTGTGATCCAACTCGCGCTCTTTCAACGCCAGCTCGCGCATCTGGATTTGCGTAAGCGGGTCGTTCTGTTGCTTGGCGTTTTCCGCGGCGGCGGCCTCGGCCTGGTCCTTGCGCAGTAGCTTGCCGGCGGCTTGTGCGACGACACGAGACAGTTCGCGCTCGACCTCCTCGGGCAAGTTCTCCTCGATACCCGGCATGGGGACGCCCAGCTGCAGTTCGATCTCTTTGCGGTACTGCAGGGCCAGGTGCTCGGTCAGGTGCGCCTGCATGGACGTCTGGATCGCCTGTGCAAACGGGGACTGACCAACCATCTGTTGGATTTTGGGGTCTTGCATCGCTGCCATATGCGTCATGATATGCGCTTCGTGGTCCTGGTATGCGAACGCCTTTGTAGGCTCTTGCTTGAGCATCGCCATGTTCTCTGTGACCGGGTCCATCGGCTTGATATCTTCGGGCAGTTTGATGATGTCGCCCGCATCCTGGATACCCAGCACGTTGAGCATCTGCTTGTGCAATAGGCCCATATTATAGAGCTGTGGAGCCTTTTCGGCCAGCTGCAGGGCTGCTTGGTACTGCATGATGCGCTGTGCCATTGTAGCGGCGTTCGGGTCGGATACAGGAATGATGTCCACACGTCCGTCGAAGTCTTCGCGACGGCTAAAGCCCTCGCCCACGTCGTACGAGTAGTCCTCATCCATATCAGTGGCGACAATACGCGCGAGAATACGCAGTTCGTCCTTCATGGCGGCGTGGAGCCGGGCCTGGATACCAGACATTACTTTGAGCTCGCGCTCCATCAGAGCGAGCGTGGTGCCCACAGGCGCGGATGCGTCTCCTGCGCCGGCTGGGAGGTCGCCCACAGCGCCGATACGACGGCCCTCGTCGACTACGTTGCCTAACAGGGCGAATAGCGTCTGGGAGGGCTCCTTGTACGGCAGGAAGGCGATCGAGTCCTTGATCGTACCTCCGGGGACGTCCACATCCCGGAACTCGCCGGGCTGCATGGGGGAGTTGTCGCCTTTAATCCGCAATCCACGTGCCTTGAGGCCAGCGGGCAGGTTAGCCAGCGTTCCGGCGTCAATCAGCTGCCGCATCACGGACGTCGCGGTCTTTGTCAGGCCGCCCATCGTCTGGATGAGGCTGGTGCCATAGAACCCCATTCCAGGCAGGTACGGATAATGCACAAAGTGCATTAGTTTCGTTTTCTTGGCGTCAGTCTCGGACCAATTTCGGCGGATTGACAGGATCGTCAGGGACGATTTGTCGATTGTGACGACGTATGGACATGCAAAACCATCCGCATCGGGGTACGACTCGGGTAATTCCATCGTGACGTGCATCTCGAGAAGTGTGTGGCGCTCGTCGTGCGAGTCCAGCGTGTCTTCCTCGCCGGCGATCTCGTTGTATTTAGCCTCGATGTCGCTGATCTCGCGGTCCGGCTCGGGTAGGTCAACGCCGGAATAGAACCCAGCCACCTGTAGCTCGATGATCTCGTCGATTGTGCGCCGGATCACGTGGGTGTACCGCGGGCATTTGCGCAGGTTAGACGCGCCGTACGCCACAACGAAGTCCTCGGCGGGTACGAACTCGGATGACGGCAGCTGGGTGATGGGATCGAAGTATATTTTCTTGAACGCGGACCCGGCCAACGGCAGCTTAAAGAGCATCTGCTCCATCTCGTCGCGATAGTCGGGCATGACCTCGGTTGTGAGGTAGTTCAACTCGCCAACGACGCGGCTGGCCTGCTCGGCCCGCTCGTTTGTGATCTTCCCGACGATCTTGCTGCGCGCTGGTCCTGCGGCTGGCAGCAGCTCACTCATAGCGGAGGCTTGGAACCGGATCACAGCGTCAGTCATCATGGGGTGATAGACCCCGGCGGCGCCGGCCCACGGCTGGGTGCGATCCTCGATCTTCATACCCAGCAGGTCAAGCCCTTTGACGTAGGCTTCCGCCCAGTCACTGCGGGACTCGCGGTCGGCTTCGAACGCAGACACGAGCTCACTAGCCATCATCATGAGGTCTTGCTCGTCGATGGAACTGACCAGGTTCGCGTGGTGCCCTGTATCTTCCTCGGGGCCATCAAGTGCACCTGGGGCGAAGTCGATGACAACAGAGCCGTCATCCATCTCCACCTCAAGCGTCTCGGCGTCCGGGTCTGCCTCTGGCTGCTCGATCTCAATCTCGATCTGCGACGGGCGGATATCCTCGTCCTGCTCGGTCATGATAAACGGTTCTGCTTTTTTCTCGATGGCCATGAGTCAGTCCTTTGTCAGTTGCCCGTGTGGTATACTACCACACATGGTGTTGTCTATGTAGACTTAGTAGTATTCCCGCCGGCCCTGGTACTGTGGCGTCGGGTCGTCCTTGAGGTCGTTTGCCAGGCGGATGAACCCACCCTGGCGGAACCGGGTCAGGGCCATAACCGAGCTATCTACTTGGTCATCGTTGGAACCATACGGAAAACTCGCGATCTCGTCTACCAGGTCGTCAGCCCAACGCGTCTCGGGCACCCAGACGAGCCCCGAGGATATCATATCGGCCACTGCGTTGAGCCGTGCGTACTTGTCACCAGACCCGCGGTGAGGTGTGTACTCGGACACAGCAATACCCATACGTCGTAGCTCCTGGTAAACAGCCGTTCCTGACGACTTTTTCTCCACGATGAACGCATCGGGCTCCCACTCCTCGTAGTGCGCCAGGCACATGGCCTTGAGCTCGGGAAACTCGAGCCGGTCCTTGATCGCGTTGAGCAATATGAGCTCGTGCTGGGAGGTCTCGTCGTTAAAAAACACGCCCCACGTGGTCAGTGAGGTGTAGTCGGCCCGGTTGTGCTTCTCGGCCGCCGAGTCGAGCGACGATATGATAAACTCGCACTGTGGCGGGTTATCTCGCGTCCATATCCTCCACCAGTCGCGCTTGACGATGGCCGCTTCCTCGGACGTGGGGTTCTGTTGGAACTGTGCGTTCCACTGAAACAGCGGCATGGACGCCTTGGTCCGGTGCAGCGCCGTCAGATCGAAGAACTCGGGCCACAGCGGCGTCTCCTGGGTCTCTGTCTTGCCCTCGGGCGTCACGATGTCCGTCTCGAGTATGGCAGGGAACTCAAACACCTCGTACTGGTCGGCCTGCTCGTTCTTAACCATGTCACGCGTCACGCGACCGATAAGATCATCGAGGTGCCATCTTGTGTTCGAGCTGCACAGCCCGTTTGCGATAAAATTATGCGTTCCCTCTACTTCGATGTCGAAGACGTCCTCTACCGTATCAGGAGTTACGCTGATGATGTTCGAGGTACTGAATAGCTCGTTGGAGGGTGTCCGAGGTTTGCCCGCTATGAACCAAGAGATTGCACTGATTGCACAGAAGCGCGCGGACTTTGCCGCTTTCGTGGCAGTGGTCAACAGCGAATGGATTACTCGCTGACCACGAGGAGGGTACGGCAACCTCATCAGCCCCCATGCCACATATGGCGCACTTTCCATCTTGGCTCTCGAACATCCGTGTATAGTCGGCGGCGTCGATGCCATATTTGAGTTTGAGGTGGGCGTTCCGCCGGCTGGTGGGGCAATACGAAACTCCATCGGCCTTTCGTCTGTAGTACGCGGCCGTACTGCTGTGTCGATGGCACAGGCCATTCGTTGAGGCGCGTTCACTACACCCATCTTCACTGCATTCCACGCCCTTCCACTTACCGTGGTGCCCCATTGGGCGGCTCGGGCTATCCGGGTTTTTCCGGTGGTAGCACTCCCGGGCGATGCAGTTTGGGCATTTACCGCTTGTGCTGCGCGGTCTGGCGAACTTGTCGCACCCGTCAGTGATACAATGGCGTCCCCCGGTTTCAAGTCCTTTACCTTCACCCATGTCTGTACTCCATCACGATCTACAAGAAACGGGTGTCTCTCGTTTGCTCTGACGAAGTTACCATCACTCATGCGTAATGTATATACTTGATCTGGTCCCTGGTTGATCCGATTCAGCACTTCTCGGCTCACCAGTGCGCCGTTGTCGTACGACGCTACCATATCACCCGGCTTCACATCTTTCAGCTCTGTCTCGGTGCCATCGGCCATCAACACGCGTGTGTCGCCGACCATGCAGTGGACGATGGCGATCTTACCTCCGGGCATCAGACGCGTACGTGCACCGAAGGCGAACCACTCATATGCCTTGGCGAACACTTCGAAGTTACCGTTCAGGATGTCCTGCTCGGAGTGTGGGTCGTCAACCAGCAGCATGTGCGCACCGCGCCCGGCCAGGGCCGAGCCCACGCCCGCCGCGAAGAACTCGCCGCCATAATTCGTACTCCACCGCCCTGCTGACTTACTGTCCGCGGCCAGGTCGACGTCCGGGAACACCTCCTTGAACTCGGGGGACGAGATGATGTTACGCACTTTGCGGCCGAAATCCACCGCGAGGTCTGTTGTGTGAGACACCAGCATGACTTTATGCCCCGGGTTACGCCCCAGATACCATGCTGCGTAGAATATCGACACCATCTGGCTCTTGCCGTGCCGCGGTGGCACCGACACACAGATGCGGTCCTTGCGGCCGGACTCGATGTCCATCAGCAGGTTGGCCAGGCGCCGGTGGTGTCGTCCAACGAGATACGTAGGCATCATATGCACGCAAAACGCCACGAGGTCGTTCTGTCGCCCGTTGCGGTCGTCGCGCGCCTTGAGCTCGTCCACCATCTTGTTAACTTCGGTAATCTCGTCGACGGTCAGCGAGTCCAGGTTCGCCAGGAGTACGTGTAGCTCCGCGTCTGTGAACCCAAGCTCCGATGTGAGTGCGGCGCTGTCCATCAGTCGTCCCACCCGTCCATGGCCGCGTCCAGGTCAACCACGGGCACGGGCTCTGCCTTGCGGGCTTTGCGCGGCAACGCGGGTCGCGGGGCGCCCATCTCGGGTACGTCTACGTCTGTGTCCTCAATAATCTCTGCGTCGATGGTGTCTGGGCCGACGAGCCGCTGCAGTTTGGCCCGGAGCGCATCTTTGAGGTCTCCCGTCGTCTGGTGCGTGATCGTCACCTCGGTCTTGTCCGCAAACAACCCCACGTCGCTGATCTTGCCAAGCAGCTCCAGGGCCCGCACGCGGATGCGTGGGTCCGGGTTGTCTGACTCCTCGATCAGTTTGTTCGTCACGTAATGTCGCAGTTGAGTGGAGCTCTCAACGACGTTCTCGCCGAACGCTTTTAGTGACATGTCTATCGCTCTTAGGGCTGCTGGTGTCATGGTGCCTATCCGTGTGTTGGTCGATATGCGGGAGGTCGCCTCGGGGTCGTGGGCATACGCGTTGACGACTGCTGCTATCGTCCGCTCGTCTGCTTTCGTAAGGTCAGGTATACGCATACCCTTCTCGGCCAGCATCTGCACCGTTCCTGACGCTGCGGCGACGCGACCTGGTAAATCTTCTACAGCTGCATTGCGCTTTGTCCTTCCGGGTATGGGTGGGCCCCGCTCGGGGGAGCTGTGTATCGTACTCATACCTATATGATACGCACGATTGTGTTGTTTTGCAACGTAACTTCTTGTCGCTGACTCGCAGTCGTGTACTATGCCCCGGAGCGGTGTGCCTCCTAGCACTGTTCAGGTGGTGTGGGTTGAGGATTGCTGTCACTCCCCGCACCACCAATAACCTCCCAGTACGCGTAGCTGACAGGCCGAACGTAATCCAAATTTGAAAAATATTTTTTACGGGATAGCGGGATTTTCGGGGTGGGGGGTCTGTCAGATAAGCGTACTTAGTGGACTTTGTTCCTATTTCGTTCTACGCCGATTTATTGGTCTGGATTAGTATATATAGGCAGAAAAATAAAAAGCTCACATAGCGGGGTTGGGGGGCGGTGGGGTCGGTATACGCGCCGAATACCCCTATCGGGCGGTGTCGCTTGGTGTCGAGCCATTGCGCCGCGTGGTGTATACGTGTATCTATCACCTATCGGCAACGCAATCATGCATAAGCCGATTACATGGAAAGAGATTACACAATGACCAAGTTAGCAAACAAGAAAACAGCGACCCCCATCATGTCAGTACGTGAAGCCCTCACCATAGCAGACGGCGCTAGCGCAACAGCCGCGAACGCCCATATGGCATTCGATCAAGCCCTGTTGCGCTTGGTTGATCTAGGCGTAACGGTCGCGGCCTTGTCAGGTAAGAAAGGGGAGCAAGCGGAGGGCGTCCACTATGCGACAGCCAAGGACTCGATCGCCAAGCGCGTGTTTACAGCCAAACAGTACGGTACTTATACGAACACCACCCTGTCATTAAAGGTAGCGGGGAAAGACACCGAACGCGGCGCTATGCATAAGAAGGTTAATTCACGCCTTGCCAATTTACGTGGTGCGTTGGAGCGCATCACGGCGATCAAGGCCAAAGGCGCGGGTGCGGTTAAACTGAATGCACAAGAGGCGGGTTTGAAAGCCGCGTTGGATAAGGCCGCAGCAGTCAAGAAATCGTTTGGCGACCAGAAAACTGAAGCGGCGCAAGCCGCCAAGGCGGCATGGGTTGACGTCCACGCGGTTCACGCGGCATGGGTAACACTACACGACACGTTGATTGCGATCCACGGAAAGCACGGCGGCGGCAAGTAAACGACGCGACATCGGGGCGGGCCATTTGGTCCGCCCCTTTTTTTGTCTTCTTTTTTTGGCGTGCGCCAGTTCCGTGTACAGCGGCGAGTGTCAAGCGGAAAGTTGCGGGCGGCGACCACCAGTTCCGTGTACAGCGGCGAGTGTCCGGATCGAACGGTATACGCCACGTATACATACTTATCCTGATCTGGACATGGCGAACACCAGTTCCGGGTACAGCTTCGAGTGTCAAGCCTAATCGGTATACGCTACGTATACCCTACTTGTCCCAATCCGAGTCGATCATGCGGGGCTTCGGGTTCATCTGTTTGGACATGACGAGGCGCTGTTCTTCGAGGCGCGCGCGTTTGACGTCGTGACTCTCAATCTTCTTGACCCTGTGTAGCTTGTCACGGGCCGCCACGGCATCGGGGTGGTTCTCTCGCTGCCACGCAGTGTCGATCTCGAATAGCTGGTCTAAGAGGGCGCGGTGCGCTGTGAGCAGCACGGCTTGCGCGGCCACGTTGTCCGCGATGCTCTCGTTGATAGCTACACGTTCTGGTGACATGATGATGTCGAGTTCGGATACTGGGTCCGGTGCAGCGAGTCGGTGCTGCGCAGTGATCCGCAGAAACTTGACCCCGTTCGTGTCGGTAAGTGTCAGGCCGCGCAATCGCATCTCGGGGTGTAGTTTGTTTGTGTAGCCCCCAGCAGACGCAGCGGCATGGCGCCGCCAAGATACATCGCCGTATACCTCAAACGTATCGCCGAACATCATGCGGTTCCACGGCCACTTCATTCGCACGGCTCCATGTTTACGACGCGTCAAATTCAGCACGTCGTGCTTCGGGTCGTGTGGTTTTTGGTACTTCATAATATATTTTCCTGTTATTTTGTTTATTAACTTATACAACTTAACAGAGGGCAAACAAGCGCTATTTATAAGTTTAATATGGAATATATTTCACGTTTATCGGAGTCCATATAATATAACCCACTGTAATCGCACGGGAAAAGGGTAAAAAAGGTTTAATATTTTTTTTTCGGGGTAATTTTAGTATGGCTCTGCGCACGCCTCTGACAACCTGACAGTTACCAGGTTCTGATAG